ATGTGATGCTCTAGCAGGACCAACATCAAATGATACTTTACTTGAACGCTGGTCTTCTCTTGGTTTTAAGTGTTCTAATATAGGCAGCTCATGAATTAATCTTTGAGTAAACGTTGAGAAATCATCTGCTCTAGTTTTAGACGCAGAGACAACTAAGATGTTTTTCTGAGGATCCATTAACCAATTCCAACAAGCAAAAGCTGAAGTAATCCAAGATTTACCTGCACCTCTAAAAGCTTGTACACATGAACGTTTTGGACCATATTGTAAAAAGTCCGCCATATCATATTGTATTTTAGTTGGTGGTGGTAAGTGTAAATGTTTCCAAGCTAAATATAAAAAGTTCTTAAAAATTTTTAATTTAGCAGGTACCATTATATTTTCCTATCTTCGTTATCAAAAGGTAAATCACTAACAATATCTATATCGTTATTTGACTGAATACCTGTTCCGTAAGTTTTACAAACATCTAAACAAACTTTCATTTCTGATGCTGATAGGTCTTCACCTGATTTTAATTTTGTATGCGCTTGTGCTATAAGCATATCTACTATTTCATTTGCTTTTTCTTTAGTAGTTAGCTGCTTTTGTTTTTCATCATTCATTATTTGCTCGTTAATCTATCCATGTGATTGTAGATTCTACCAATTTGTTTATCTATTGACATGATTTCTTCTGTTAACATTCCAAGATGCACTTGAAGTTCCACAATAGTGATTAATACATAAGTAGATAATCCTAAAAGGATTGTTCCAAGTAATGCAATCAATGCAGTATTGTGTTGTCGTTTCATTTACTGCCACCGATATAACCACCAATAACACCAATCAATCCTGTAACTGACATCTTCATCAATGTAATTACACTTTCATCTACTGGTCTATTTTCTTCTAATGCTACCCAATAATCGCCTACAATGATGACAGCAAGAAGTATTAAGACACCACTTGTTATTAATAGAATTACAATGTCTTTAAAGTTTTTAATCATTTTGCAATTTTACCTTTGTTAATACCTTTTTTAATAACATAGTCTCTTGTACCGTTTGCACCATGTTCAACTTCTTTTTTTAAATGACGAAAAATAGTTTTTTCTTTTGCTTGTGTTTCTATCTTTTTTAAAAAACTTTCTAATGATTTAGTATCTCTCATTTCTTTTTCTTTTTTTTCTTATTACTGTTTGGAAAATCAAAAGTTAAAACTTCATCTAATTTTTCAAAAAGGCTATCTATCCAACCAAAAAAATTAGATAAAATTCTATCTATCATTTCTTTTTGAGTTTATTCATTGTAGTTACACCAAATGATGCACCTACTATTGTTAATATTATGTACCAAAACATAGGGTCAGCAAATTGTAATATTTCCCAACCACGCTGCATTGTGTCTTGTGTGTATGGTACAAAATGTAAACCCATTAAAATTGTAAAGAAAACCACCAACCACTCGTCTTTCCACGAATGCTCTTGTTGTTTAATTTGTTCTACTGAAATTTGAGAAGCTGCATCTAGTTCTTTTTCTCTAATTATTTTATCCTTTTGTAATTTATGTGTAATTGCACCGAATGTTTTTTCTGCAATGATTTTAGTTAAAGGATTTTTAAGTAATGCAAACCACATTATAATTGACAACTTTTCATTATTTCAGATAAAGCTAATGCTCTTGAAGGTGTTTGTTGATACCAATTACTATCAAGCATTTCATCTCCTGCAGCAACATAGTCACCATCATCTAAATAAGCCCACATATTTTTAAATTTACTTACACCAGTTTTACCTAGCTGAAAGCACATCTCTATAATTACTTCTTCTGCTTGTGGTAAAAGTGGATCGTTACCTATTAATTCTTTAGCTCCATCTACAGCTTTTTGAAAATCAACATCAAAAACCTTATCAAGTTCTTCTTTAGTATACTCAACACCTTCAACAAAGTTATCGGTAGGTAATACCAAATGGCCATAACCGATAGTAGCAAAACCAAGACTATCGGAATAGACAGTACGCCTAAACCCTTCATGTTGTTTAATTCTTTCTTTAAGTTGTGTATACATAGTTTTTGAGTCCTTTTAATTACAGTAAAAATAAGCACACAGACCAAATTACAAACAAGCTAAAAGCTAATTTATTTGTATCTGCCCAATATATTTTTACTTTATTCTTCCATGTAGTAAGTGTGTTTCCATATATTATCATGTTGGCTCTCCTTCAGTTAATAAGGCTTTGCATTCAAATTTAATTACTATTTTTTGTTCTTCAAAATCAGGAATATCCCATTCAGGTAATTCTTTTAAATTTCTAAAAGTTTTTTGTGCAATAGCATAACCTGCATTGGTGCAATCATAGTGTGATGTAAATTGATAACCTGAAATAGAGTTTGATGGACACTGACCAGTTGCCATGCTGCACATATATAAAATTAAAATATATTTCATTATTTTTTGTGATTTCGTTTTTTTGATTTGTTCATAGAAGACCATTTAATTCTGCTAGGATTTTTTGATATAGAAGTTTTTTTAAATCTTGATCTTGTTTCGTGAGCTTCTTTATTTAAAAAGCCTTTTGTTTTAGACACTAAGGTAAGTACCTTTCAAATTCGTCCATCTCTTCTTGTTCTTCGTGTTTATCTTTTATTTTTTGTAAATTGTTTTGAGCTTCTGCTAGCAAATCTTCTGTGTCTTCAATAAGCTCTGATATAGTCTTTTCTTTGACTTTAGCCATTGAATTTGAAAAATCCTATTAGACCTACAATTAGTGTCCCAATAGCTAAGATAACTTTAAGTCCACCTTTACCCATAGAAACATCTTGTCTTAACGACTTAATTTCTTTTTTCATTTCATCTATAGATTTTAAAATGTTGTTCATTCGTTCAGCACAAAGTTTCTCATGTGATGACAGTCTTACACCAGTAGCGACTTCGCTATATTCTTTTGGTGTAATCTTTTTTCTAGGCATTATTCTTCAACTAAATCCCAAGTCTGATTTGTTTCATTCCAATTATATCTTTGACCATCTGTAGGATAAGCAACTGGTGCTTCCCAAAGACAAGTTGTTTCGTTTAATGTCCAACTGTCAAAAGGTTTTGGTGGAATAAAAGCATCTTTATTTGCATCATAAGTAAAACCAATACCTGCATAATTTTTTCTTAAAGGTGTGCCACCTAAACTATGAACACCACCATGAGTATTATAAGAAGTTTGTACCCAAGTACCTGCTTCTGTTTCTACTACATTATCTATATATTCTTGTTCAGCTACTATTACTTTAGTAACTATTCCATCTTTAACTTTTGCAAAATGTGCCATAAATTTCTCCTATAATTGATACCTAACTATCACTATTCCAGAACCACCATTTCCTCCTCGTGTACTGTATGGGTGTGCTGTTGCACCTCCACCTCCAGAACCTGTATTTACTGAACCTGCATCTCCATTATCTGGATAAGAAGATGAACTTCCTGCGTTTCCTCCTCCACCAGAACCACCAGAACCAGAAGTACCACCATTGTAAGTACCTCCACCTCCACCACCTGCTCTTGTTACAGATGAACCTGTGATTGATGAAGCTAAACCATTACCACCATTTCCTCCTACTGTAGTAGTTCCATTAACACCTTGAGATGAAGCACCACCTCCACCACCAGAACCATAGTTAGGTACTCCATTTGAAGCATTTCCACCTTTAAAACCTTGACCAGATGTACCTGCACCACCAGACTGACTTGAATCCATTCCACCACCACCAGAGCCGCCAGAATTACCAACACCTGTGTTAGCACCTCCACCACCACCTAAAGCTGTGATTGTGTCAAAAACTGAGTTGTTACCATTAACTGCACCTATATTATAACCTGCACCAGTTGATGTAGCACCTGCACCAACTGTTACTGTTTTATTTCCAGTTGATAAAATTAATGGACTTTCGGCAGATGAATTAAAACCAGAAGTTTCGCCAGATACAGAATTACGATAACCTCCTGCACCTCCTCCACCTCCATATCCTGCACCACCTGCACCACCACCTGCGATAACTAAGTATTCTACAGATAAATCTGATATAGTATTTGTAAAAGTTCCAGATGATGTAAATGTGTGAATACGATAACCACCAGAGTTTGATATTGTTCCTCCACTAGGTAAAGTTGTAGAAGTTTTATTTACACTAGATGAAGTAATATTGTCAGTATTAGTAACTGTAATTGAAAAAGTTGTTCCAGAAGATTGATTATAAACACCAGAAGGTACTGCTACAGTTGCAGTTGTATCATTAGTAACTGTTGCTGTTGCTGTATTACTACCATCAAAATTTACTGTTAAAGGTGTAACATTAAAACCTACTCCAGTTAAAGTTAATGTACTAGCATTTCCATTATAAATATTCCCACTTATTGAAGATAAGGTTATTGGTCTGCCAACAACTGTTTTTGTTGATGCAGGTGTTGTTTTAACATCAGCATTAGTAACTGTAATTGAAACACTATCTCCTGCTGATGCACCAGTATAAATTGCTGAAGGTACTGCAACAGTAATTTCACTTTCAGAAGTAGGTGTTACACTAACATCAACTGATGTAGCACCTCTAGTGAAAGTAACTGTAGCACTTCCATCTATAAAATTTTCTCCAGTAATAGCTAAATTACTTGCTGTTTCAACAATAATATCTCCAGAGATACTTGCAATAGTAGGAATTTGTGGAGAAACTTTTGTAAAAGCACTTGAACTAGCAACATAGATTTTTAAAATTTCATTGGTGCTGTCGTACCATAAATCTCCTTCTGATGGACTACTAGGTGCAGATGCTGATACAGCTACTTCATTAGGTACATTGTCTAATGCTGTAGACTTTACATCACCATTTGCATCTAGCAAATCAGATAGATTTCTGCTTTTACTCATATTAAGTATTCTCCTACGATTTTAAGATTTTAATTACTCTGCTACTGGTGGTGTATAACCAGTTAATGCAGTTGCCTCAGCTTGTGTTAATCCCAAGTCTAATAGCTTTTGATTGCCAC